TATTTATGCGACTGTGCCTACCAAACATTTAGCCTCCAGAAAAAATACCTCTAATTCTAGCATTTTTTGGAGTTTAAAAATAAGTAAACAATTTTAAATAGCTCTGTCCGCTATGTTCCTTTGTTCAACAGCCACTAGCTTTCCTTCGTGCTTTGCCTGCACGTCTTTTCTAACCCAAGTCATTCCGTATGTTGTACTCAATGTCTCTGGGCCCTCTCTACGTAATAATCTTTCTGCCATTGACTGAAAGGTTGGGTCATCGCTGAGGTTGAGATACGCATTGTGCGACCATGGAAGGTCGTAAAAGGCAGGGGCATTTACCAAAAGCGCTCCTGCAGTATTCCAGTGTTCTTCTATTCTTGGGTTCTCATTTACGATTGCTCCGGATAGGCAGTAAGCAGGAACGTCTACACCCACTAATGGCCTGTTCACTTCGAGCATTTTCTCAATAGCGTTGCTATCAAGAGACATGTCGGAATCTATATAAAGTATTGCAGAGTAATTAACTACGCCATAATTCAATTCGGTGCAATCTTCGCCCCAGTGGTGACCACTAGTCACTCTATAGCGTTGAGCAAATTCTCTTATCAAATTTCTGCCGGTTTCTATGCGAATCCATCGATTTCCTGAATTCACTTTGGCCTGCATATCGTTTATGGAGTACGTCCAGTAATCCCCATTCACTTCACGAAGAGCTTCAATCACTTCCGCAAAAGGCTCTATTCCTCTGCTGTCAACCTCGAATGCTGAAAACCATTTTACATTTGGAAACTTTCGACATATCTCAACCCTATCCGACAGCCAGTTCAAGTGCTCTTTGGCGTCGCATTTCCAGGCAACAAGTGGTGTTCCGATTACAAAATGTTTGTCATATTCAATTGGCTTGAATACTGGAGCATCAGGAATCTTGATTTGCGGTTTATTCAACACGCCAACAAAGTCTGAACATACACCTGAAAAACCCATCTTCCAATTGGAATCAATTTCCCACCATGAACGCTCTGGCAAAACATTTATGCATTTATCCGAAGTTGATTTTTTGCCTGGGTATGTCCAAACATAACCTCTGCTAGTGATTGTGTAATCGTCCGTATTGTGGAAAAAACAATGTAATTGATAATGCAATGAAAAGCTAAGCGCTTCTGGATTTTTACAATGAATCCATATTTGATTAGTTCTGTCTATTAACCACTCTTTTGGGACCATGTACTGAGGACCATCATGACCAAGAAATATCCCAGACTCGTTTACCCACAGGTCAACCTCTACATCAAAACCATCTGCAATTGCTTGCTCCACATAGTCTGGGCGATTTTCGAGTTCGGGTTTTGGTCCTGTTGTATTGCCTCTGTGGGATATGTAAATCATAAAATCCTTGTGAAATGGATGTCTGCTTCTTTACCGACATTATCTGGAACAACATTACATGAGAAATTATTTGCTTGGAGCCAATCAACAATATCTTCCACTCTGTTTTCCTCGGTTTTGTACAAGTCAACCGTGTATGCTCCCTCACACTTTCCTTTTGCAACAATGCCCACCTTGTCACCAAGACTCTTTAACACCTTGAAATCATTGCCCTGCGCATCAACCCACAAGTAGTCGATTTTCTCAATTCCATTTTCAATGATGAATGTATCAAGTCTTATCGTTTGGACTTCGACGGTGTGAGTTACCTGGAAGTCTGGTCTCCCTTCCCACTTCTCATGTATGTCATCGGCAAATTCGTAGAGAGAAGAGCATCCCCAATCTCCGCCTCCAGCAATGTTGAAGACTTTTGTTGTTTCTTCTATGTCCACCGCTTTACCGATGAGGTGGAAATTACTGTCTCCTTTGAACCTATTTAACAAATGCTCTATGAGTTCTGGGGTTGGCTCAAATGCCCAGACATCATTATTCTTGTCATTAACAAAATGCGCTGTGTCATTTCCGTAGTTCGCACCAACCTCAACAATTATTGATTTCATTTGTTATGTTCCAAGTAGTAATTTAAATCTTCCGGTGTTCCAATGCCCCACATTTTTGGGACTTCCTTGATTCGAATCTTTTTGCCATCCTGAATGGCTTCATTGAATACTGGGCAGACATAAAACTCATTATTGGTTCTGATGTCTTTTTCAATCATTTGATTTGCGTATTTGACATAATCAGAGCCATGCTTCCAGTAGTAAATACCAACTGTTGCGTTATCTGAAATTGGATTTTTTTCTGCAACTTCATCAACAAGGCCGTCATCCCCTAGTTTCGCGTATGACCACTTTGGGTGAGTTGCCTTAAATGTAAGAATCCCACCATCAACGCCTTCTGCCCCAAACGCGTATAAACACTCATTGCTATTCCAATCAACTATTTGGTCAGAATTTGCCATGAGTAAAGGTTCGTTGTTGTCTATCAACTCAGATGCCAGCAGTGTTGTGCAGGCTGCTCCTTCGGTCATTCCATCAACCAAAACAATGTCGCACCCTGGCTTGATTAGTCCTAACACTTGTTTTAAGTTGTACTTTTCGTAGTGCTCTTTCTGAACAAGAAATATGAAGTGAGCATCGATATTCAAGTTCTCAACAACAACCTGAATCATTGGCTTCCCGTTAACCTCGATTAGCGGTTTTGGAAACGTATATCCAGCCTGTGCAAAGCGCGAACCAGCTCCAGCCATTGGTATTAAAACATTCATTTTTTCATTCCTCCATGCAACAGGCTTCTTGCCTCTTGTCTCTATCTCGTCAACAAAGCGCAGTAAACGCTCTTTATTAAGGTCACTGGCGTTCTTTATTGCATGCAGGTTTGCTCCTGAACTAAGCGCGCCTTCCCTGCCAATATGGGAATCCTCAATAATTATAGTATTTGCAGGCGCTGCATCAAGGGAGACCATGCATTGCCAATACATTTCAGGATGAGGTTTGTGGTTCCTTACATCTTCATTGCTCATTATGTAACTGACATACTTGAGTACGCCAATTGCGTCTAGTGCCGTAATTACAGTGTCTCTTATAGCGTTTGATGCAACAGCTATTCGCCACCCCCTTTCCTTAAGGGTCTGCATTATGTCAATGGCTATATAGTTTTTAGGAAAGCCAGAAAGTATTTGAAGAGTAGCTTTTTGCTTATCCTCCCAAACCTGTTGATGCGCTGACTCTGGTAAGCCCTTTTCCTCGGTGAGCATCTTTAGTTTTGTTGTTGTACCAAGACCATCATATTTGGATAGATGTTCTTGATTGGAAATTATATACTCTTGGCCAATTCTGCTTAGCGCAATATTTAGCGAATCGTAGTGAACTTCACGTGATTCAATGAGAACCCCATCAAGGTCAAAAATAACAAGAAAGTTACTTTTCATTTGGGTTAGGCCCTGCATGTCTATGCCACTTGTTGTGACGGACGATGCTATTTCCATTGCATTTCATTACATACTTATTGCGTACGCGCATTGACCACTCAACATCTTCTTCTTCGTTCCATCCGCGTGATTCATCAAGAGGCTCCTCAATCAGGACGTGTTTTTTAATCATGAAGAATCCACCAGATATATACATGTATTGAGTCTGCGTCCAGTCGCTGTAGTCAAGCGACCAAGCTCTGCCGTGTCCTGGTTTATCCCATAATGACCAATCCATTGGATTCCTGGCACCAGTAATCAAGTACTGCGGACAAGAGCATATTTCCCAGTCTGTTCCAAACGACTTGAACGCTTCATACCATTTTGAGTCGAAGATGTGATAGTCGTGCATCAGTACGATGTTTTCGTGCTTTGCATTTTGAACAAGAATATTTTTTTTACGAGTAATCCATCTCGGTTTAATCAATTCGTCAAAATCAATCTTTACAATATCTGCGCCATCTATATCGGCTGAGTCACCGCCGCCAACGAGCAATATTTCGTACTCCGGAATACTGAGAGCTCTGATGCTGTCGATTATCTCGTTGAGTCTGTTTTTGTCTTCGTATACTGTTATTACGCCAAATGTCCAGGAGATATCTTGCATAGAAACACCTAGATTTTCTCTAAAATTACGCGCATTGTTGCATCCCAATCATCACCGCGTTTATTCATAGTAAAATTTTGCAGCATTTCAAGGTTGTGGCCAACTTCATCTCTTCTGATTTGGGTTTGGCGTAATTCGTCTAAATGATAAACCCAGTCAGCTGGCGTGTATGCGATGCGACCAATTCCTTGGTCTGCAAGAATTTTGTACTCTGGAGAGTATGAAGAAATAAATGGAACACCAGCCGCAGCGTACTCAAGCCCTTTGATAAAGGATTTTGCATGGTTGAATGGAACATTACTAAGAGGCACCATGCCAATGTCTATTGGTTCAAATAGCTTCGGATACGACAAAATTGGAACCAACGGGAGAGTCCTTGTTATGTTGTCAGGTATGCCAAGCTGACTGTTCGCCGATGCGGCTCCGTTTGTTGTATGTCCAGAGTGATGAAAACCTATCTTCCTATCAACAAGGTATCTACCGATAAATGATGAGAGCGTTTCTAAATCACCGGACCGCCATGGAGTTGCCCCAACCCATCCAAGTTTGAGTCGATGGTTGGTTCTTGGCGTTCGTGGTTTCCATCTCTCTATGTCTATTCCATTCCTGACCATGAAAACATTTTCTCTTTTTGCTGCGTAGTAGTCAAATAGAAACGGAGTCGATGTAATCACGGCGTCTGCCTGCATGATTATCTGCGCGTAGATGTCCCTGTTGTTGTCTGGGTTGTTTTTTGGGTCTGTTGCCTGGTATGCCCTATTTGTTACAGCAAGTCCATCAAACCAGTCATCAACATCAACAACTATCTTCTGGCCCATTTTTTGGGCAAGAGGCATTGCTTCGAGCACTTCGCGCTGCATCAGTAGCTTAAAAACAATAATGTCCCAACCATGGACGGCTTTATCGCCAGGAACAACCATTCCAAATCCGCGCTGTGGATTAAATCCAGGGAATCCAACTGTCGCAAACCATCCACGTTTGTTCAGTTGGTCTGCAGGAAGCTTGCATCGATACCAAGCGCAACCATTTGGCTGAAGTGGGTCAGTTCCCCAAGCCCAGTCACTGGTCAAATAGCCAATTGTTGGTTTACGTCTTTTGGAAGCCACGCCGAAACATTAGCACGATTAATTAAAACACACAGAAAAATATGTGTGGTAAATTGGTTGTACCTAAAAAGGAGATATCCATGGAAAGTAAGTTCCTGAAAGATACAGCCGAGAGAGCTGTTAGAACATTTTTGCAAGCCTACTTGGCAGCATGGGTTGCAACTGGCGCAGATTTCGATGGTCTTGTTGCCGCGGATAATCTTAAAGTCGGAGTGACTGCAGTAGCCCTTTCTATAGCAATGGCTATGGGCTTGAAGAAGGTCGGACCGAACAAGGACTCAGCTTCAGCTATTTAGCGATATCTGCTCGTAGCAGGCTGATTCCTAATCTACAATCTTTGAGGTGTCTGATTAGGAGAACGCGCCCATGATTGCTGGTATTTACAACATACTAATTGAACAGGGAACAACCTTCTATCGACTCATTGACGTCATGGAGCCAAATGTTCTTGACCCAACCGTATATGAGCCATTTGACCTGACTGGCTATACGGCAAGAATGCAAATTAGAAGAACTGTTGACTCCACGACACCAATGCTTTCACTCGTAAGCCCAACCGCTAGCGGCAATGGGATAACGGTGCAAGATGGTGCTAATAATGCGATAAGCATCAATATAACGAGTACTGTGACGTCGTCCCTAACGAGCAGTGGGGTTTATGACTTGGAGATTGTTAAAACTTCAACAGGCTTTGTTAGCAGGCTACTCCAAGGTACCGTCACACTTTCGCGAGAGGTGACGAGATGATAAACGAGTACTCAACAGGAAGGCTCGAAAATGCCTGAAATAGTCTCCATTCTCACGGATACCGCCAATCAAGTATTCATCAATCAGGACTCACCCACCCTACTTCAAGTCAGAACTGCAAAAACTGGAGCGGATGGTGCTGGATACGCTGGAGTAACTTCAGCATCAAGTCTTGCTATTGGTGCTGGAACCAAAGTATTCACACTAAATACATCAACTAGCGCCTTTTCTAGCGGCGCACGTGTTCGTGCGGCTGCCTCAACAGTTACTAATTACATGGAGGGAATCGTAACGATTTCCGGAACTACCATGACTATGTCCTGCGACAGCTTTGGCGGTAGCGGCACATTCGCTGCATGGACAATCAATCTCGCTGGCGAAAAAGGAGCGACCGGCGCTACTGGTGGCTCATATGTTCACCATCAACCATCAGCGGCATCGCTATGGACGGTCAGTCATAATCTAGGCTATTACCCTGGTGGTGTTTCAGTGATTGACAGTGGCGAAACTATTGTGGTAGGCGACATAACGCATATAAACACAAATTCATTTACTGTTAGCTTTTCAACTGCTTTTTCGGGAAAGGTTTACGTTTCGTAAAAGCAATTTCTCTATTCTGCGCTAATTGACAGCCGTGCTACATCTTCTCCGCTCAGGTAGATACGGCCAAAACTGATTTCAATTTCATCGCCTCCACCAGTAAGAATGATGTCAATCTGTTTGTGGTGAATCCCAAGTTTTTCGGCAATAGATTGTGCCAATTGCGAGGAAATAGCATAATCGGTGAAGTTTTCTGAAGATTGTGAACTTTTAACAGTTTCAAAATTTGACGTGGCAACGACATGGTGAACCTCGCTAGGCAGAGTTTCACTCTCTGCAGGGCTCTCAACAAACTCTTCTTCAACTAGATTTTCTTCTATAACTTCTTCAACAACAAGTGACGGTTGTGGCTCATCTTCAACGGGTGAGTGTCTGAAGGCAAATTTGTCACTTGTTGTTGAAAAATCATCTTCTGGATGGTCTTCAACTAATATAGGTGCAGGTTTTGGCGATGCTTTTTTGGTGGTTTTTACTGCTTTTTTGACAGTCGATACCGTTGTTTTTGGTGTTGCTTTTTTTTTCGTAGCCATGCAAAAAGGTTATCACAGGTAAATAGTTTTTATGTCATAATTAAAGCAACTTGGCGAGCAGAACCTAAAAGCAAAGATGGTGAAATGACTTACAGAATCAAACTAAGACGTTCAACAGCTGCACAATGGACCGCCGCTAACCCTGTCTTGCTTGCTGGTGAGGCTGGATTTGAAACCGATACTGGAAAACTTAAAATTGGCGACGGAACATCAGCTTGGAGTGCCCTCTATTATTTTCTAAACACAGCATCATCCACCCTCAATGACATTGGTGATGTGACAATTACTAGCGCTAGCGCCGGACAGGGTTTGGTGTACAACGGTTCGGCATGGGTCAATAAAGCAACAACTTTCACCTTCACGCAAGCCAGTGCTTCGGCATCGTGGACTATTACTCATAATCTCGGTTATCGACCGGGTGGTGTCTCAATCATTGACAGCGGTGAAAACGTTGTTATGGGCGACATTGTTCATTCGTCAGATAACGAGCTCGTGATAAACTTCTCCAGTGCTTTTGCTGGAAAAGCATACCTCTCCTGAAGGAAAGTAGAAAAAAATGGCAAAGCACTTAAATAATTTAAACCTCAACAAGAATGAATTACAGAATGCCGTAATTCAGAACCTTGCCACCGCGCCAGCTAGTCCGGTAAAGGGCCAGGTTTACTTTGATACCGTTGAAAATGCCCTCAAGGTTTACAACGGTACGATTTGGGAAGCGTCAGCACTCAGTGGTGTTACTGCTGATGCGGCAGAACTCAATATTCTTGATGGTGCCACCCTCACTACGACCGAACTCAACTATGTAGACGGCGTAACTTCTGCAATTCAAACGCAATTGGATGCCAAGGCACCTACGAACAATGCTTCGTTTACAGGAACCTTCTCTGCCCCATCTGGAACAATCACATCAGACATGATTGCCAATGGCACCATTGTTGATGGTGACATTAGTTCTTCAGCCGCAATCGCTGATACAAAACTTGCCACCATTTCAACATCTGGCAAGGTAGCAAACTCAGCAACAACTGCAACTGATGCCGCTGGAAACAACACAATCGTTTCCCGTGATGCTTCTGGCAACTTCTCTGCTGGCACAATTACTGCTGCATTGAGTGGTAATGCATCAACTGCAACAACACTTGCAACTACCCGAACAATTTCGCTTGGTGGAGACCTCAGCGGTTCTGTATCTTTCAATGGTTCTTCTGACGTAACCCTCACGGCAACTGTTGCTGCTAACTCGGTTGCACTCGGAACAGATACAACTGGAAACTATGTAAGTGATGTCACTGCTGGTACCGGTGTAACCGTTACGCATACTCCTGGAGAAGGAAGCAGTCCGACCATTGCAATCGGTCAGGCAGTCGGAACATCAAGCAACGTAACCTTCAATGACGTAACTGTTTCTGGAAACTTGACCGTAAGTGGAACAACCACAACTGTCAATACAGAACAAATTTTACTTGAAGATAACATCATCACCCTCAACTCGGGTGAGGTTGGTACTCCATCAGCCAATGCTGGTATTGAGATTGAGCGCGGAACATCTGCCAACACAGTATTGCGTTGGAACGAAACCACCGATAAGTGGGAAACCACTAATGATGGTACGAACTACTACGCCATCGTAACCACTGAAACCTCAGCCGCTCAAGTTACTGCCGCAGCAATCATCGCTGCTGCCGGTGGCGATGGAACCGCTGGTCAAGCAATTACGACTAATGGAGCTGGTGTCCTTGACTTCACAACGATTGTTGGAACGACAGAAGCGTCAATCATTTCAGCAGTTGGTGCTGACGGCGCCGCTGGTGCGGTTCTTTCCACCAACGGTGCTGGTGACCTTTCGTTCGTCACTGCTGTTCCTCTAGCAAACGGTGGTACCGGTGCAACAACCGCCGCTGGTGCTCGTGCGAACCTTAATGCAACGACCAAGGTATCGGCAAGCGTTGGTAACGGTTCGGCAACATCAATTGTTGTCACCCACTCACTGAACACCCGTGACTTGCAAGTTCAATTGTTTGAAGTAGCAGCACCATATGCACAAGTTTTCACCGATGTTGAGCTAACAACAGTAGATACATTAACATTGCTGTTCAGTGTTGCTCCAACATCAAACCAGTACAGAGTTGTCATCGTAGGTTAATCCAAACAACCCTGAGGGGTTCACAAATAGGTAAGGTCGAGGCCAATGCCAGCATTTTTAGACAAGATAAAAGCACGCAAGTTCGCTTCCGCTTCATCACTGGCTGTTGAAGTTGGTGTAACTGCTGAATCTGAGGCTCGTCTAAAAGTTGATGCTGGCGGAAAACTTACCTTTGGTGATGGTTCTACCGCTGGAGACACAACGCTTTACAGAAGCGCTGCGGACACACTCAAAACAGATGACGTGTTTCAGGCTGCCTCTGGTGTAGTGACGCTTACTACGGCAGGAGCACCCAGTGCATCGATTGCTAACGGCGCCCTGGCAGTAGACACAACGAATGATGCGCTTTACTTTAGGTCCAACTCAACGTGGAATGAAGTAACAACTATTCCAGTATCAATTGATGGTGGAAGCGCTACCGCCATATATGATGGCCCAGATGACGTTCTAGACGGAGGCGCTGCTTAATATGTCAACACGAATCAGGCTCAGGCGAGATACCGCAGCCAACTGGACTTCAGCAAACCCGACGCTCACAACTGGTGAGATGGGTTATGAAACAGATACAGGGAAATTCAAGATTGGTAACAACACCAATGCATGGACTGCTCTTCCGTACTCAATTACTGCGGAACTAAGCGAAGGCAACCTAAACGACCTTAAAGATGTGACTATTACGTCCGCCGCTAACGGAGACTTTCTCCGGTGGAATGGTACGGCTTGGATTAACGACGCTGTAAACCTTTCAACTGACACTGTTGGTTCATATGTTGCTTCTCTCGTAGAAGGAACTGGCGTAACAATTACCAACAACTCTGGTGAGGGGGCAACACCAACCGTTGCAATTGGTCAATCAGTTGCAACGAGTGCATCTGTAACTTTTGCAAGAGTAACAATTTCAGAAACTCCATCAGCAAACACCGATGCAGTAACAAAATCTTACGTAGATAACATTGCTTCGGGTATTAACTGGCATGAAGCCGTTAGCTATGCAACATCAGCGGTTCTTCCTAACACGCCAAGCTATTCAAACGGAGTTGGCGGCGTTGGAGCTACATTGACTGCAGGCTCAAACGCAAGACTCATAGTTGACGGTTTGAATGCCTCTACTGGAAATCGTATTCTTGTTAAGAACCAATCGTCACAAATTCAAAATGGCATATATGAAGTCACTGCGCAAGGAAGCGTTAGTGCTCCATGGGTTTTGACTAGAGCCGAAGACTTTAATCAGGACACTTCAGCTGGGTCAATTGACACTGGAGAAGCTGTTTACGTGAGACTCGGCAATAGCAATGCTGGTACTGGCTATGTTCTGACCTCTACTGGCACTGGTACTGGGGATAGACACGTACCAGGAACAGACAGTTTGGTTTTCACTCAGTTTTCAGGATTGACCGCAACAGTCGCAGGTGCAGGATTAGCAACAGATGGCGCTGTTCTCTCTATCGGAACCGCATCTTCTGGAAGAATCGTAGTTAATGCAGAAGACATTGACTTGGCAACTGTTGCTCAATCAAATAGCACGGATGCTTCTGGTTTGTTTTTTGCAAAAACAGTTAATGTTGATTCTTATGGTCGAGTAACCGGAGTTGTAAGCGCTTCTGTTGATTTGTCAAGCAAGGCAAATCTTGATGGACCATCATTTACTGGAACTGTTGTTCTCCCATCAACCACCTCAATCGGGAACGTAACATCAACCGAAATAGGCTATTTAGATGGTGTTACTAGCGCTATTCAAACGCAAATTGATGCAAAAGCACCTTTAGCGTCACCAACATTCACTGGAACGGTAGTTCTACCTGATAACACGGTTGCTCTTGGAACCAAAACGACTGGTGACTATGTAGCAACAATAACGGGTGGAACTGGAGTTAGTTCAACAGCCGCAACAACTGGTGAGGGAACAACCCACACGCTGTCTATCGGTCAAGATGTTGCATCTTCTGCAACTCCGACATTTGCTGGTTTGAATCTAAATGGAAGCGTGGTTTTTGAAGGCGCAACCGCTAATGAGTTTGAAACAACGCTTGCAGTGACAGACCCAACCGCAGACAGAACCATTACCCTGCCTGATGCGACAACAACCCTTGTTGGAACAGACACTACTCAAACTCTTTCTCACAAAACACTTACTACGCCAACCATTAACGGGGGAGAATTCACGGCTACTGGCGGAACTCCAAGAATTCATGGTATCTATCTTCCAGAACCACATTTCATCACATTTGAGGGTTCAACAACAGATGAGTTTGAAACAGTACTCACCGTTCTTAACCCAACTGCCGATAGAACCGTAAGTCTTCCTGATGCGAGCGGAACTGTTGCCTTGAGCGGTTCTATTGCTCTAGGAACGGACACAACTGGCAACTATGTAAACGATTTAACTGCTGGCACTGGTGTCACAATTACTCACACACCTAGTGAGGGTTCAAGTCCGACGGTAGCAATTGGTCAGGCAGTTGGGACTAGCGCATCTGTAACGTTTGGACAGGTCACAACAACAGGAAACGTAATAGTCGGTGGAAACTTAACCGTTTCGGGCACCACTACAAGCGTCAATACTGAAACTTTAACTATTGATGACAATATCATTGTTCTCAATAACAATGTGACGAGCACCCCGAGCGAAAACGCTGGCATTGAAGTTGAGCGTGGAACTTCAGCAAATGTTCTTGTTCGCTGGAACGAGACGACTGATAAGTGGGAAGCCACCAACGACGGAACGAATTACGGCAATTTAGTAACAACAGCAGATAGTGGAACCGTGACATCCACAATGATTGCCGACGGAACAATCGTTGATGCAGATATAAATGCTTCTGCTGGAATTGCATTGTCAAAACTTGCAACAAGCACTGCTGGCAATATCATTGTTTACAACTCTTCTGGTGTTCCAACTTCGGTGACCGAGACTGGAGACGTCACAATCTCAGACACTGGCGTAACTTCAATCGCCTCTGGGGTAATTGTCAATGCCGACGTAAGCGACTCTGCTGCAATTGACCTAAACAAGTTGGCAGATGTTTCTACAAACGCACAGACCGCGTCGTACACCCTTGTGTTGGCTGACAAAAACAAGATTGTGGAGATGGGGGTTGGTTCAGCAAACAACCTAACAGTACCTCTCAACGCCTCAGTAGCATTCCCAGTAGGGTCGCAAATCAATATTCTTCAGACTGGCTCAGGTCAAACCACAATCGTGGCTGCGGGTGGAGTGACCATCAACGCCTCGCCAGGACTTAAGATGCGCACACAGTGGTCATATGCTACGCTCATCAAGAGAGCAACCAATACATGGGTATTGGTGGGAGACATTTCGGCATAACTTATGGCAACAAAAGACACGGGTGGAAAGATTCCAGGAGTACCAACGATTGGTACGCCAACATTGGTATCAGGTACTGTTGCCAACGTAGTCTTTACTGCGCCAACTTATGTTGGTAAAGGAACCATTTCCTACAGGGCTACGGCTAGTTCTGGCCAAACTGCAACTGGAAGTTCAAGCCCCATTCAGGTCACTGGCCTTACAGCAGGAAGCACTGTTACCTTTACCGTTACTTCCATTTCGTCGAATGGCGTTGAGTCTGCCGCATCTTCATCAAGCCCTTCACTTGTAATGGGTGTCGGTCCTAGCGCTCCAACAATTGGAACTCCAGTGATAGTTCAAAACGTAGACAGAGCAATTGATGTTGCGTATACCGCTGGTGCCACAGGGACGAGCCCAACAGTAACCTATACAGCAACATCAAGCCCTGGTGGATTGACTGCCACTGGTTCA